TGATTATGTTACAACCAAAGGTAAAGAATCAAATGGTGCTAATTCATTCTCAATGGTGGATAATATTGGAGGTTATTCTAATATTACAGTTACAACTGCAGTTAATGCGTCTGGTGGTTCAGAGGCAGAAACACTTGAATCAATAAGATTTAATGCACCGTTAACATTTACAACACAAAACAGAGCTGTAACATCAGAGGATTATGCAGCCATTATTAAAAAAGAATTTACCAATATTGATTCCATATCAACATGGGGTGGAGAGGATAATGACCCACCAGATTATGGTCGTGTTTACATATCAATTAAACCTTTATTATCTAATGCATTAACAACTGCAGAAAAAAATGATATTACTGGTGCGATATTAAAAGGTAAAAATGTTGTTTCTATTACTCCACAAATTGTTGACCCCAATTTTACAAATTTAGAAATTGATTGTAACTTTAAATATAATCCAAACCTAACAGATAGAAGTTCAGTTGAATTAGAATCAGTTGTAAGAGATACTATTTCAGATTATAATTTTAATAATTTAAATAAATTTGATGGGGTATTTAGGCATTCACAATTAACAAGAGCAATTGATAACGCAGACCCTGCGATATTAAATACTGTTATTCGACCAAGAATGTTCCAATATATTACACCAACAGTAGATACAAATAGTGTGGTTGAATTACAAAATCACACACTAAGTTTTGTTGCACCATTTTTCCAATCTGGCCAATCAACAAAATATATTTTAACATCAACTGCATTTGGTTTAGCAAGTGACCCAACAACAGAACATTTCTTTGGTGATTTACCAATTGCTGGTTCAACAAATAGAACAGTGGTTGTTTATAAAATAGTAAACCAAGAGAATGTTATTGTAATTAATGATGCTGGATTATTAGAACCAGAGCTTGGTAAATTAACATTAAATAATTTTAGACCTAATAATACAAATCAAATTAAAATTACTGTATTACCTAATTCATTGGACCTTGCACCAAAGCGTAATCAGTTAATTTCAATTGATAATAATTTTGTTACCATCGTACCAGACATTGATACAATTGCAGTTGCTGGTTCATCTGGTAGTATTACATATAACACAACACCTAGATTTAAATAATGGCACACAGACACTCAATATCAGGAGGCATAGTAGAAGTTGATAATTCAACACTACACGAAACAAAGGAGGATGTCCGCCTTGACCAATTATTACCACCTGATATATTAGACGATAAAGTTAAATTACAATCTTTTTTAGAATCATACTATACGTTCATGAATATGGACGAATTTATATATCAGGAAACAGAAACATTTTCAGATGTTGTTTTAGATAATGTTGCAAGATTTAGAATACCAGACCCTAATAATACAAATGATAGATTTTTTACAGATGAAACAGGCGCAAGTTCAACACTTGTATTAACATCACCAACTGGTAATTCACCTGCTGAATTTACTTTTAATGGTTCGTCATCATCTATTGTTAATACTACAAATAATACACTTGACCTAACAGAGTTTCAACAAAAGGCATTACCGATAGGAACAAAAATTGTATATGATACTGGAGACGGAACAGCAATTGGTGGATTAAGTGATGATACTCAATACTTTATTATAACATCAAATGAAGGTAGTATACAATTAAGTTCAACGGTTGATGGTAGTGCTATTAATTTATCATCAGTAGGAACTGGTACACTTCATAGTATCAAAGGCGCATTACCAACAATGTCGATACCTTTATCAGATATTAATGTAGCAGTAACAAATGGTAATGACCTTCCTGGTTCTCTTGCTAATTCGACCTCTGAGATAGGTAAAACATTTACTGTAAATGGATTAAGTTCATTTAATAATTACACAGCAACATTAACAACAATTGTAAAATATTGGGTAGGACCGGGCCCATCATGGGTCATGAATAATATCGAATCAGCAATGGATATCGATAAAAATGAAGATAACTATTTGGAATTAATGCAGAAAGAAATTGCTTCTGCTATTCCTAGAGATGTTACTGTAAATAAAAGAAACCTTTATAAAAGAATTATTGATTTTTATAAGGTAAGAGGTTCAGCAGATGCTGTTGAAATATTTTTTAGGTTATTATTTAATGATAATGTAGAGGTTGAATTTCCATATAATTCAACACTAATACCATCATCAGGTGGTTGGGACCAACCAGAAACAGTAGTTACATCAACCAATGGTGCTGTAAATAATAGCACATCAGTTACAATTATCGCATCAAATGTAAATATTAGACTCTCATCTAAATTAGTTGTTGGTACAACATATACACTAACAGACGATATTAGAGTAGAAGCAATTGATGGAGCATCAATTACACTTTCATCACCGGTTACATTAACTGATGGTCAGGAAATTAATTTTGTACCAAGAGGAATATATTTAGATAAAAAGGGTTTTCTGTCTGATACAATTAAAATACAAGATAGTTTAAGATATCAAAAATTCTCATACCTTATTAAAACAGGTAAAAATTTATCAGATTGGGAAAATGTATATGATAAATTAGTACATCCAGCTGGGTTTGTATATTTTGCAGAAATATTAATCTTCTTAGAATTATCAAGGAAAATTTTAGGTGATGATAGCTTTGACCCAGAAATATTAAGATGGGACGAATTAACAAAAATAATTAGAAGAGTTTTATCAGCAATGCCAATCAGACAACCAGGTGTAATTGGCCCAGAGGATATTCCAATTCTTGTGGAAATGTTTGCTTCTATATTCCTTCCTGGAGTTGAAGCCAAAATACATAAATCAGGAACACTTTCACTTGGATTAAAAAATGGAGTTGTTACATCAACAACGGTAACAAATGGTGGTAGTGGATATACATCTGCTCCTGTAGTTACATCATCAGATTCCGGAACACCATCAGGTTTTACAACTGGTTCATTTACTGCTGTATTAACAAATGGTTCAGTTACTTCAATTACACTTAATAGTGGTGGTAAGGATTATAATGTTCCTACCTTGGCTATTGCAGCGCCCTCAGCAATCACGTTTGACGGTTCAGACGATGAAGTAGCTGGTGTAGGTATAGTAAATTTAACAGATAACACTATTAAATTAACAAACGATGAACAGGCGGCGTTACCAGTCGGTGCATTGGTCACCTATGATTCTGGTGGTGGTACAGCAATATCTTCAAGTCCACAATTAGTTAATGGGGCTGGTTATTATATTGTATCATCAACAGGTGGTAAAGTAAAAATTTCTGAAACACAAGGTGGCACAGAAATTGATTTGGTTGGTGTAGGCAGTGGAACATCACATACACTAACTGGTACAACTGCAACTGCTACTGCATCTAAAACAGATGGTCAGTTAGAAAGTATTACAATTGCTGAACCGGGTTTTGGTTATGCAAGTCCTCCAGCAATTACATTTAATGGTATTGAACAATCACAAGGTAGTGGAGTTTTACCAACTGTAACCATAGGTATTGATTCAGATGGTAGATTAGACCAAAATAATATTACAATTAATACGACAGGTGGTGGTTGGTCAAACTTATTTGGAACACCTGCGGCCAATGCAAATGCTGGAACAATTGCAACAGTAAAGGTTTTTGGTAAGGCAGATAAAAGATATACAACGGCACCGAATATCGTATTTCCACAACCTACAGCAAAAGATGCAGAAGGTAATTTATTAAGCACTAACCAATTGGCAGTAGCTAATTTTACTTTAGACTCAGAAGGAGAAATAACTGGAGTACAAATTCCTAATGCTGGTAGTGGTTACATTGATGACCCAGATGTAAAACTTGGAAGTGCAGTTAATAATGAAGTAAGAGTTGCAGACCAACAAGAGAAATTAATACTTTCTTTAAATCACTTTATGACAAACATTTATAATGGATTTAATATTGATAACTTTAGAACAATTATAAATAATGGATATAAACAAAGGAAAGGTCCAGAAAACTTCTTTACAAGTGCTAGACTTTATAATACCAATCAAACAATTGAATTTTTAGGTAATAATACATTGGAAACTATCAATTCAAGTGTTATAAATAAATATAACACGAATACTTTCGTGGAAATAGAATAATAGGAAAATAATTATGGCAGCAATAGTATCATCAAATTTTAGGGTTTTAAACGCTAATAACTTTAAAGAAGATGTAACAGACAGTAGTGTCTATGTCGCAATAGGTAAATCTGATGTATGGTCAAATAGTACATCGATAACAGTTGATGGAACACCAACAACACCAGCAGACAATTTAGACGATTTAGGAGAAATGAGGAAGAACCTAATAGCAATGAAAAAGGTTACTGGTTCTGACTTATCAAATGTAGTACCAAGATATACATGGACATCAGGTAACTCATATTATGCATGGGATTCAGATGATGCAGAAATATTTGATAAAGCATTTTATATTGTTACATCAGAATTTAAGGTTTATAAGTGTATTAATGCAGGTGGTGGAGCTTCAAGTATCCAACCAACACAAACACTAACAGTACCAACATCAGAATCAGATGGATATATATGGAAATATATGTATACAATAGGTGTATCTGACGCAACAAAATTCTTAACAAATAGTTATATGCCAGTTAAAACAATCAGTTTAGGTTCTGAAGCAGTGGTTGCTGCCACAACTTCTTCAAGTACAACTGTAACATTAACTGCATCAAATTTAGATATTACAGTGGGTATGGAAGTATCAGGTACAAACATTTCTGGTACACCAACAGTAAGTGCAAGAACTGGTAATGTGTTAACACTTTCAGCTGCACAGACACTTACGGCTGCGGACAGATTAACCTTTGAATTTGCAAATGATAGTGCTGCAGAGGCTTCTTTAACCGAAGCAGATTTTGCACAATATCTTAACCAAAAAGCTTCCAAAGCATCTGGAACAGCAGGTGGTATTGAAAGAATAGAAATCACTGCACCTGGAACAGGTTATACAGATGGAACACATGCTGATATGGTAACAATTACTGGCGATGGAACAGGAGCAACTGCTACTGCAACAGTGTCTGGTAATGTTATAACATCAATTAATATAACAGCAAAAGGCTCAGGCTATACCGTGGCTGATGTTGTTATTTCAGGACAAGGTGGTTCTGACGGAACAGCAAGAGCAGTAGTTGCTCCAAAGTTAGGACATGGCGTTGACCCAGTATCAGAACTTGGTGGATTCTTTACATCATTAAATGTTTTATTAGATGGTGCAGATGGTAATGGAGACATTACAGTGGGTAATGATTTCAGACAAATTTCACTTATTAAAGAACCAAGAGATTATAATGCCAATGCATTAACTGGTGCAATTTCAACAGCAGATACTCGAAAGGCAACTAATTATTTAGATTTTGCTGCAACAATAACTAGTAAATATGCAGTTGATGAATTATTAGTTGGAGGTACATCTGGTGCGCAAGCTTATGTAGTTGAAATTGATGAAACAAATGGTTATATACATTATCATCAAAATGCTAAAACAGGTTATACCGATTTCCAAAACAGTGAAACAGTAACAGGTCAAACATCTGGCGATGCAGTCGCTCTTGAAGCATCAAATGCAGTAGGTAATCCAGAGGTTGACCGAGCAAGTGGAGAGGTATTATTTTTAGAAAATAGAGACCCAATTAATAGAACAACAACACAGATTGAAGATATTAAAGTTATATTAGAATTTTAATAATAGGAAATATTTATGCCAACAACAGTAGTAAAAAATTATAACGTAGCTCCATACTATGATGACTATGATGAAACAAAGAATTTTCATAGGATATTATTTAAACCTGGTTATTCAGTCCAGGCAAGAGAATTAACACAGTTACAAACTGCACTTCAAGCTCAAATTGATAGGTATGGACAATTCGCATTTAAAGATGGTTCAAGAGTCGTAAATGGTAAAGCTACTGTCGATGTTAACTATGATTATATTAAAATAGAATCAACTTTTTGGAATGGTACAGCATCTGTTAATGCATCTACATATTTAGATGATTTAGTAGGAACAACAATTACTGGTACAAATAATACAGGAGACCAAGTAACTGCTGAAGTACAAGAAGTTATTCCTGCTGTTAATTCAACAACAGAACCTAATACATTATATATTAAATATACTGGTGCTGGTGATACTGGTGTGTCAGGTGAAGAAAAAACAATTACCAAATTTGTTGCTGGTGAATTAGCACAATCAGATGGTAGTGGAACACCATTTATTATGGTTGGTGGTGGCTCTAATGTTGATAACAGTAATACTGCTTCTACAATAACCGACCCAATAGGTATAGGTTCAACAGCAAATGTTGAAGAAGGTGTATATTTTATTTCAGGTTCATTTGTATATGTACCTGGAGGTTCATTAATATTAGATAAATATTCAAACACTCCAAGTTATATTATTGGTTTAAAAGTCACAGAATCAACTATATCATCAGATGTTGATAACACACTTGTTGATAATGCTCAAGGTTCACCCAATTATTCTGCACCAGGTGCGGACAGATACCAAATATCAACAACACTTATAAAAGAACCACTTGATATTGCAAGTAGAACAGAAAATAGTTATATTACACTATTGTTAATAGAAGATGGTAAAACAACATCAGATAAAACAGATAAAAATAGTGGCACAGAATTATCAGAAAGATTAGCAAGAAGAACATTTGAAGAATCAGGTGATTATACAGTTAATCCATATCAATTAAATATAAGAGAACATTTAGATGACGAAGCAGGTAATAATGGCTATTTAACTTCAGCTAATGGCGGCGACGCAGATAAATTAGCAATTGGTGTTGAGAAAAATGTAGCCTATGTTAAAGGATTTCGTATTGAAACAAATGGAACAAAATATTTAGAAGTAGATAAACCAAGAGGTGATGATGCTCAGATTGATGTAAACCAGGCACAACAAACATTAAATGTAGGTAATTATATCGAAGTAAATGAATCTGGTTCACTTGGTATGCCTGATATAATTAATTTTGATACAGTAGATTTACATGATGCCACAAATGGTGGTGGAACAGTAAGAGGTACAGCAAAGGTTAGAGGTGTTTCTCAGGGCTCATCTTCAACAAAAATATATCTATATTTATTTGATATTGATTTCAATAGTGGTTATACCATGGCAGATATTGCATCTGTTGTTTGGGACGATAATGGAACAGTAAAATTTAGAGCTAATTTAGGTTCAGATAAAACAATTAAATCAACCGGATTTAATTCATTGGTATATAAATTACCATTTAATGCTATTGAAACATTAAGAGACCCTGCAACAACGGCTGATAGTCCAGATTATAATACATCATATGTAGTTAGAAAAACATTTACTACAGATACAGGTAATGCAGCAGATACTATTACTGGGGCCTCGTTTATTAACGCAAGTGGTGTAGTTGCTTACATTAAAGATGGAAGTACCTATGGTGAATTAGATGCAAATCCAACATGTACAATTTCAGGTGGTGGTAATACAATTACATTTACAACAGTAAATGGCTCATCTGTTAGTTTAACTGGAACACAACAAATAGAATATACAGTTGATGTTTCATATACTGGTGCCACACCTAAAACAAAAACAAATACAAATAATACAATTACTGGTTCACTTACAAATGACGAATTAAGTTTAGGTAAACCTGATATAATTAAAATCAATGCAATTAAAGTTGGTTCAAGTTCAGGTACTGATGTAACAAATTTATTTACTCTTGATAATGGTCAAAGAGAAAGCTTTTATGGATTAGGGAAAATTATTTTAAAACCAGGCGAATCAGACCCTGGTAGTTTATATGTTGATTATAATTATTATGTTCATAGTGGGTCGAGTGATTTCTTCTCTGTTGATTCATATGTATTACCAAACCCTGCAGGAGAATATGACAATATTCCTACATTCAGTGGAACAAATGGTACTCTTGAATTAAGAGATTGTATTGATTTCAGACCAAGTGTACATGATGATGGAACATTTACAGGAGCGAATGTATCACTCTCAGCACCACCATCAGACAGTAATCAATTTATAACTGATTTAACTCACTATTTACCTAGAATAGATAAATTATATATTACAAGAAGAGGTGAGTTTAAAGTAGCTGTTGGTGTGCCGGATTCAAATCCAAAACCACCTGCAGTCCCAGATGACGCAATGGGTATATACAATTTAAGATTAGCACCATACATTTTCTCGCTAAGTGGAGTAAAACCACAATTAATAGAAAATAAAAGATTTACAATGCGTGATATTGGTGCATTAGAAAAACGTGTTAAAAATTTAGAATACTTTACATCACTTTCATTATTAGAACAAAGTGCGGCAGATGTTGATTTAAGTGATTCAACTGGCACAACAAGATTAAAAAATGGATTTATTGTAGATAACTTTACAAGTCACGGTATTGGTGACCCATCAAATCCGGATTATAATTGTTCAATCGATAGACAAAATGGTATATTAAGACCTAAATTTGATGAACGAAATGTTAATTTAATTAGAGCAGCAGCAGATAGTGGTACTGTTGTGGTTAATGATGGCCTTGCCACAATGCCAATGAATGCAGATGTTAATTATGTAAATCAACCATACGCTTCAACATTCTCAAATGTTAATCCATATAATGTATTTAGTTGGGCAGGAACAATTAAATTATCTCCTGATTCAGATGAATGGAAAGAAACAGATGTTCGTCCAACGGTTACAGTTGATGATTCAGCATCATTTGACCAATTTAAGAAATTAGCAGAAGAAACAGGTATCTTAGGAACAGTTTGGAACGAATGGGAAACAAACTGGACTGGAGTTGATATTGACGAACAAACAGAAACAACTGGTACTGCTCCTGGCCGAAGAGGTAGAAACTTCTTTGGATTACCATGGTGGCTACAAGAAAACGAAAGAGAAGATTTCTTTGATATTGGAACAGTCGGTGGTGGTAACCAAACAACAATTACTACAACTACTACAACTACAGGACAGTCAAGAGATGGTATTCAAACAGATTTAGCTTTTGATACAATTAGTAGAACAGATGGTGGTAAAACAGTTGAGGTTAACTTTGTACCATTTATTAGGTCAAGGAAAATATTCTTTAAAGCAGAATTATTAAAACCAAATACACAAGTATATGCATTCTTTGATGGTACACTTATTTCAAGTTATATTAAAGAGGAATCGTTTACTGAATTCTCTACAAGAAATAATGTAACAACATACGAAGGACAAACAACACACCCAGGTACAGCAGGGTCACTTATATCAAATAGTGCTGGTGTTATTGAAGGTTCATTTATTATACCAAGAAATGATGCATTAAAATTTGCAACAGGTTCAAGAGAATTTAGATTAACTGATAGTTCAACAAACAATAAACAAAACGAAACAACATACGCTGAGGCACAATATCATGCACAAGGTTTACTTGAATCAGTAGAAGAAACAATTGTATCTACAAAGGTACCAAGACTTGCTACATCTGAATTAAGAGAAGATAGAACATTAGTTGATACCAGAGTAAGTGAAACCACAACATGGGTTGACCCCGTTGCTGAAACTTTCCTTGTTGATAAGGAAGGTGGTGTTATGTTAAAATCAGTTGATTTATACCTTAGATCAATTGACCAAAATATTCCAATTAGAGTTAGTATTAGAACAACATTAAATGGTACACCGACACAAAAAATTGTACCAGGTGCTGATAAAATATTATATCCATCAGATATTGCTACACAAGCAAGTACAACTGTAAGTGGATTCTCTAATGCAAATGCTACAATAGCAACAAACTTTGCATTTGATTTCCCTATATACCTTGCACAGGATACAGAATATGCAGTTGTTATTACCTCTCAATCAGATAGTTATGAGGTATATGTAGCTGAAATGGGTGGATTTGATATTACAGACGCAACAAAGAGAATTACAAAACAACCATATAATGGTGTATTCTTCAGTTCACAAAATGCTTCAACATGGACACCAGAACAAAGCAAGGATTTAAAATTTAGATTAAATAGAGCATCATTTAACACAGGTTCATCAAGTAAAATTACATTTGTAAATGATGTATTACCTACAAGAACTTTACAGGCAAATCCATTCTTCTTTACGAGTGGAAGCACTGCAGTTAAAGTATTCCATAAAAATCATGGTATGTATAATTCAGCTGATAGTGTTACAATATCAGGTGTTCCTGCAGGAACATATAATGGTATTAATGCCACAGAGCTTGGAACAACAGCAGCTCCTGTACGACATTCAATTAGTAATGTAACACATGATTCATATGAAATTACTGTATCTACTACAGCGACTGGAACAAGTGCCTATGGTGGTGGTTCTGCAGTCCAAGCAACAGAAAATAGACATATGGACTTATTATACCCTGTAATTCAAAATATGCAGGTACCAGGAACATCTTGTAGATTTTTCCTCAAAACACACACAACATCTAGTGTTGATGGTGATGATGATGGATATACTCTAACAACAGCAGGTACAGATGGTTACGAAATATTACCAAATAGAAATTTCTATTTTCCTGTACCTCAAGCAATATTCTCTGGTACGAATGAAGAATTTGGTGGATTAGGTAGTGTTAAATCATTCCAGTTAACTGCAGTAATGACTTCAACAAATGAAGCATTATCACCAGTTATTGATATGAATAGATTATCTGCAAATACAATTCAAAATATTGTAACAAGTAATGATGGTTCAGAGGCTGTAACATCAGGTGGTGCAGAAATATCTAAATATATAACTAAGAAAATTGAATTGGCAGAACAGGCAGATATTGCCACAGTATTTGTTAATGTTTTAAAACCAGGTGGTTCAGATGTTAATTTATATTGGAGAGCTTTAAATGGTGATGGCGATATTAATTCAGTTGCCTGGACATTACAAACACCAGTAGGTGGAGCAATACCATTTAATGCAACACAATTCCAAGAAGTTCAATTTGATATTGACCCATTTGGAATCAATGCAAGCTTTAGTGCAATTCAATTTAAATTAGTACTGAAAGGTGAAAATACATCACAACCACCAATGGTGAAAGACTTTAGAGCAATTTGTGCAACATAGGATAAAACATGGCTAGAAAAAAAATAAAAGAAAATCCTGATTTAGTAAAAGATACAGCATCAGGAGCGGTTATAAATACTAATAGTAATGCTTTTACAAGAAGAAGAGAACAAATGAGACTTGCTCAGGAAAAGGATAATAAAATTCTCCAACTTGAAAAAGATGTTGCTGAACTAAAAAAATTAATAAAAGGTTTGAGTAAAAAATAATGGCAGCTAATAACGAAACAAGAATTGTAAAGAGTAATACACTTGAGGAACTTCGTCAGAAAACAAATGAAGTATCTCTACACTTAGGTGATAATGGTTTAATTGATTCAAGGATACTTGATAAAACAGAATCATTTACAGCAACTGCTGGTCAGACATTATTTACTTCTAATACTTTAAGATTTGAAATTAAACCTGAGGAATCATTTGATGATAGTGCAAATAGTGAATCATTAAGTGTTGGTGTTGTTAAAGTATATAAGGACGGCACAGAATTAACTCAAGGTTTAGATGCTGCAAACTTTGAAGTTCCTAATTTTGTCCTTGCTGTTACACTACAAAACAGTCCTACGATACCTGCAGAATTTGTAGAAGGTGCGGTATTAACACAATCAAATGGTTTTAGTGGAACATTATTATCTGCTGACAGTTCATTATTAAGATTTAAAGCAATTACAGGAATATTTTCAACTTCAGCTAATTTAGGTATTCCACATACTGATGCAAATAAGAGAGTTAATTCCTCAGATATAGCATCATCAACTGCTCAATCTGCTGCTTATGGTAATATTATTAAATTAAATACTGCTGCATCTGCTGGAGATGTTATTAAGGTTGTTTCAACAAATGTTATCGATGCAGTAAACGAAGTACAAGATGATATTGGTGATATTACAGCATTAGGCACAAGTTCAACAACTGACCTCGTTACAGCTATTAATGAATTAGAAACTGGTATCAGAGGAACAAGTTCGAATTTAGTTGCTACAGATTTAACAACTACGGCAAATGATTTAGTTGCTGGTATCAATGAGCTTGATGCAGAGATTGGTAATGTTGGTGATATAGATGCTGCAACAGGATATTCTGCTACATCAGTAGTAACAGGTATTACAGAATTACAAAGCCATTTAGGAACAAAGGGAAATTTATTAACATCAACAGACACAGATTTAGTAGTTGCAATAAATGAAGTGCATAACGATGCTTTGGCAAGTGTTAAATTAACATCTGGTTCAGAACAAACATTAAACACAGACGCAACATTTTCAAATGGAAATACATTAACATTTCCTAGTGGTTCAACTCTTGATATAAGAAATGGTTCACTATTGGTAGGTTCTGGTGGTACTGAAGTTCAATTCGATACAGCATTCCTGGCACTTACAGCAAATGATGATAGTAACACAGCAGTAAATCAATTAGGTGTTGAGGTTAAAAGAGCAGGTTCAGATTTTGCAAGATTACAATGGAATGAAACATTAGTATCCTCTACTCCATCTAAGGCATGGCAGTTAATTGGAATGGACGATAATGGTGATTCTGATACTGCAGGTATAGTTACATTTTATAATGCAAAAGATTTAATTGCCGGTTCAGAAACTGGTATCAGTGTAGTTTGGGACGATACGAATGATAGGTTTGATTTTGCTCTAACAGCAGACCCAACAATTTCATTGGCTGGAGATTTAAGTGGTTCAGTCGCCCTTACAAATTTAGCAACAGACACATTTACTCTTACAGCAACAATTGGTTCAGGTGTTGTAGAAAATAGTATGTTGGCAGGAAGTATTGCTGCTTCTAAATTAGCAGGTTCAATACCAAATAATAAATTATCAAATTCCGGATTTGAATTAGATGCAAGTTCTGGTGCAACAAATACAGTTAACCTTGGTGAAACATTATCTATATTAGGTACATCAGGAGAAATAGAAACTTCAGTAAGTGGAAATACTCTTACTGTTGGATTACCTAATGATGTAACAGTTGGAAATAATCTAATTGTCACAGGTAACTTAACAGTTCAAGGTACACAAACAATTTTAAACACTTCAACATTAGAAGTTGAAGATACATTAGTATTGGCTGGTAATGATTTAAGTTCAGAACCAAGTTCAGGTGGGTTTGGTTTAGAGGTTGGACCAATTACAAGTCCAAGTGGTGTTGCAGCAGGAGTAACAGGTGCTCATTCAATTGTATATAACTATGGTCATGATAATGGCGATGGTACTTATGGAAGATGGGAAGCAGATGGTTCATTAATTCTTTCAACTGCTACACTTTCAACTCCTCAAGTTGAAGGTTCAGATTTTGGTCCTGGTGATAATTTAACATTTACTGCAGGAAGTGGATTAAGTGAAAGTGTATCAGGCTTTGCAGTAACATATACAAATACAGATAAAGGTTCATCACAGAATATCTTTAAAAATGTAGCTTCAAGTTCAGGTACTGCAGTTGCAGATAATAATAACGATACACTTACAATTGTTGGTGGTAATGATTTATCAACATCAGTAAGTGGAGACACATTAACAATTCAACATGATAACTCTGGTGCATCAGCAGGTAGTTATGGAGCAAGACATACTGTTCCAAATATTACAGTAGACGCAAGAGGTCATATAACAAGTATTTCTAATAATAGTGCAATCACACTTGGTTCATTAGGTTATTCTGGTTCAACATCAGCTGATAATTATGGTTCATTTAGTATTAAAGCAAATTCAGGTTCAGCCGAGGCGATTGGTTCAGGTGAAACAATAACCTTTACTGATAGTGGTGCTACAACGGTTACAAGAAGTGGTAATACAATTGATATATCATCAGTCAATACACAATATAGTGTAGGTGATGGTGGTTTAACAGCTGTTAATTTTACAACTGCACGAAGAGATAAACTTGATGGTATTGCAACAAGTGCGAATAATTATTCATGGCAATATGATACATCAGGTAATGGTAGTAACCAAACAGTATCAAATGGAAATGTTATCAGAATTCAAGGTAGTGGAGCAACATCTGTAACACACAGTGGTTCAACAATTACAATTTCATCTACAGATAATAATGATAATGATAATACAATAACAAATATTGGTGTTAATAATGCTAATTATACAAATGGTAATATTAACTTCCAAGCATCTGGTGCTGCATCAATATCAAAATCTGGTAATACTGTAACAATATCTTCTACAAATACACAATATAGTGTAAGTAATGGTGGTTTAACAGAGATAAACTTTACCTCCGCATTAAACAGTAAATTAGCAGGTATTGCAACAGGTGCTACGAATGTAACAAATAATAATCAATTAACTAATGGTGCTGGATATACAACATATAGCTCAAACCAAACTTTAAATAATAACTCTAATGTTCACTTTGAAGGTTTAATGGTTGGACAAACATCAGGTTCCACAGCAAATACCATACGTTGTGTTGGTGATGTAGTTGCTTTCTATTCATCAGATAAAAGATTAAAGGATAATATTACACCAATTGAAAATTCATTAGAAAAAGTAGGCAAATTAAAAGGTTATGAATTTGATTGGAATGATAATCAAGAGGTTTACGAAGGACATGATGTTGGTGTTATTGCTCAAGAAGTAGAGGCAGTAGTTCCAGAAATTGTTGAAACAAGAAAACATGATGGCTATAAAGCTGTTAAATACGAAAAATTAGTTCCTCTTTTAATTAATGCAATTAATGAATTAAAGGCTGAAATTGAGGAATTAAAAGTTATAAATAAAGGTATAGAGAAATAAAAAATGGCAGTATACTCTAACATTGTAATAGACCAAGGTGCTGATTATTCTGCATCTATTGATGTTACTGATTCAGATGGTGATACAATTGATTTATCTGGCTACACTGGAGT